TCCGTGATAGGAGCTAGGCCGTCGATCATGTCCATCACGTTTACGCTAGAGCTGATCATCTTAGCGTTGACGAAGCTGAACTTGTCTTCGCAGTAGTCTACGAACTTCTTGTCGCGATAGAGCGGAACCCAGAATGCAGCGCAGTATAGCTCAGACTCCTTCCACATCTTGGTCACCTCTCCAGACTCTTTGTCGACATCGTAGTCGGTTCTAGCGTAGTAGCCAGGCTTAGGCTTGAAGACACAGCCGCACTCGACAGCCTCATCGAGTAGACCGAAGAACGGATCGAGCCCGCCGTCATGACGGATCAGATACTTAGTCTTGAGGAATTCCTTAGCGCCACGACCCTTCTTCACTCCGATTGTCACGACTTTTCCGAGAATGTTGTCCTGAGCGTCTTTGTACTTGGCAGCAGAAGAAGCCAAGCCGATGGAGTCAGAGTTGAAGAACAGCCTCTTACCGCCAGGAATGTTGAACTTGTCTCCATACTGCTGAAGAGAAGCGTATACGTGATTGATCACGAATGTCGTGTTGCCGCACGCGTTGATGATGTTAGCGAGCTCGTTCTTGAACTTAGAGCTAGACATGTTTACCGCAGAAGATGCCTCTTCTGCCTTCTCCATGACCTGAACTTCAACGATCGGACCCCAAGAGTCCATCAGAACGAACGTGTTCATAGCCTCTTCACGTGTCTTTCCGTGATTGATCTTAGCGAAGATCTGCTTTAGCTCGGGAATCTTCGAAGTCTGGTAGATGACGACCTTCGACAGATCAATGCCGAGCTGCTTGAGAATCTCTAGGTTGATAGAGTGCTCGGTGTCGATAATGACGCACGCCATTCCAGCACGATAGGCTGACTGGAGAATGTTGTAGCCGATGAGCGACTTTCCGAGCTGTGAGTCTGCAGCTACGGAGGTGATAGCGCCCTTCTTGATTCCTCCACGGATCTTTCCTCCGAAGACGAGGTTGAGGGAGATCACGTTCGTGTTTAGCCACTCGTACTTCATCGTCTCGGGATCGATGACGAGCTTGTTCAGATCTTTGTCCTTCTTGATCTCGCGAATGATCTCATCTGCCTTTGTGAAGGCCTTAGCGCCAGTTCCGAAGTCGTTAGTCGATGCGGTAGCGCCGATGTCTTTTGCTTTCTTATCTTTTTTCTTAGCCATAGTTATAACTTTCCTTCTCTTCCATAGTGTGAAAGATGTTCAAATAATAGTAAAATATGGCCTTTGTAGATTTCGAGTGATAGTGCTCAGAGCTGGTGCTCAAGCATGCTAGCGAGCTCTCTCATCGAGACAGTGCACTCGACGCCGTCTCGCCTGATCTTGACCATCTGGTCTCCATCTGTGCACTTAGCTTCTAGTCCACTCATACTTAAGAGTGCCACAGTCGTATATTCTAGGACACTTCCGCTCTTTCATGATCTCGTGCTCGGTCTTGCTAGGATCGAATCCCTGTTCAACGAGCTTGTGCTTCTGGAACTCGAAACGAGATTTTCTTACTCTTCCTACACGATAGAAGTAAGAGGGATCTGTCTTATGGAGAAACTTGAATCCGATCTTCTCGTACAGATTGCCTCTTGACCATCTTCTATCAGCATAGCTGACTATCTTGCTTATCTCCGGATGATCTTTGACAAAATGTTTCAAGAGTTTGCTAGCGCCTCCGACGACATTAGTGTCTAGCGCATTAGCGAATCTCAACAGCTCGAACCCATCTGCGAAACGAGACTTTCCGAAGGTCATGACAGAGACAAGCTTATCCCCAGCGAAGAGACCATACTGCCACTTCGACATACAGTTTCCCTGTATGTGAGACTTCTCGAGAAATTCTTTGCTCTCTTTGTAGCTTATTTCTTTACAGACTGTCTTACGAGCGAATATCTTATCATTCTTTCCGAGAATGCCCTTCAATCTGCTCTGTACGATCTCTTTCTTATATCTCCATTCATCTTCGAATATGTGTATGAGTTGATAGCCGAGTGATTCACAGGCTTCAGTCTTCTTCAAGTGATAGTCGTTTTCCACTACATTCTCGTTGTGCCAATATAGTCCGTCAAATTCTATTGCTAGCTTATGATCCGGAAGTACTATATCGAGCTCCATCTTATCTATTAAGCGACGATAGTTGAGCTTTATCTCTTCTGGAGCTAATTCATTCAAAAACTTTCTGAGTTATCGCTCTCCAGTGCTGACAGATTTTCTGTTGTTGCAGTAGTGACATATCCCATAGTCATTCGTTCTAGCCATGCGATCAATGAAGTTTCTGACGTAAGCAGCCTCATTTCCGCACTTGTTGCATCGAAAGGTGACGAGACGCTTTGGATGAACTATATAGCTGACGAACGTGCAGTCACACTTGCTAAAGTACTCTTCAAAGCTTCTCTTGCTAATCTCAGCTCGCTTCTCTGCTTCTTCCTCAGTTATGCAGTACCCTTCTGAGTTTAGACGTGAAGCGATATTCTTTTTTCGCCACTCACTCACTTCCTCTTCTGTAAGCTTCGATATGCTCTCTGCACGCTTTGCTTTGACTTCTGGATCCTGCCATGCACACTTGTTCGAGCAGAACTTCTGATATCCTTTCAATATGCCACGAAACGGAGTCGGTCCTCTGCATATAGGACATACTCCTTCCTCGCTCTTCTTCAAGAACTTGTCATAGTAGGTCTTTGTCGTGTATTCTTTATGACGGAATTGAATATGGGTAGTGAGCGCAGTTATCTTCTTGAAGTCGGATTTACCGCATATCTCGCACTTGAACATGTTTAGAAACCTATCTTTTATATAACAAATATATAAAAATTGTTTCTAGATGTAAGTGTTTATATCCATTTAAAGTTCATTTTCTAAGATGCTAGATAGCTCTTTTAGCGTCAAAACGGCCTCTTTTCCGTTACGACGGACTTTGACGAGCTGCTCACCGTCACAACAAGCGAATTCTTGTTGGAAAAATTTGACACCGTAGTCTCGGATGATGCGGGCCTTCCAAGCTTCGTCTCTGCCATCGATCTCCCACCACTGGACTTTGCACGGAATGAATGAGTTCTCACCAGCTACAGCCTTCTGCCAGATGTCAGCGAAGTGGTTCATTCCGTTAGGAGTCGAGATGAGGATCAGCTCAGCGTCTGGGTCAGAAGCTTGCACGGGCATGACGGACATGATGAAGTCGTCAGCGATCGAGTCGTCAAGGTGAGCGAACTCGTCCACGAGCATGTAGTTGACAGAGCGACCACGAATAGCGGACGAAGAAGACGCTGCTGCGAATATCTTAGTTCCGTTGTCGAGACCTATGCAGGACTTCGACCAGCCTCCGCGCTGAGGATCGATTCCCTGCTGCATCCACAGAGGAAGTCTCACGTAAGCGTCTCTGATGCGGGCCATGATCTCTAGAGCCTGGTTGAGCTTGTTAGCTAGAATAGCGATCGTCTTGTCTTCCTCGAACAGGAGCTTGTGAGTCAGATACAGCGTCGCGATCGTCGTCTTTCCTGACTGACGACCCTGCATGATGATTCGGTTGTTCTTGCCCTCGACTTTAGCGCAAAGCGTCTTGATCTCTCGAATCTGGTACTCGCGCAAAGGTATCGGCATAGAGCCCTTCGGCGTCAGGATGTAGAAGTACTTAGCGAAGTGGAATATGTCGTTCTTGCACTTGATGTACTCTTCGACCTGCTCTGGTGTCATGTCGATCTTCTCTTTGTGGCCCCTTATGTTGTCTGCACCTTGGAACATGTAGTGAAAATTCCTTCAAGTTTTTGAGATTTTCTCAATTTTAGGGTTTAGATTTCTCTATAGTTTTCTTATATTTATCATGTAAAACTTCAACAAGGACCATAACTATATGCCTCAGTTCACCGCACTCATCGTCACTCGCCGAAAGGACGGCGTTCCGGCTACCTACACTCTCACACACGAGATCAAAAGTCGTGTCGCTATGTTCGAATATGTCGTCAAGCGCTACACTAACATGTATGAACAGGTAGAAAGTATCACCATCATCTCAGAAGAAAACGACTAAGGAGGACCAACAATGAAGATCGATCCGTACAAGTACGACATCCGTCAAAACTCTAATGAACTCTTCAACTTCTATAAGTCCTTCAACAACGACGTCAACAGGCAAGAAGAGAACATTCCGGTCAAGGAAGCCTCTAAGTTCGTCGAGTGTGTCATAGCTAGGGCTATGCCTCTCACTGCTGTCGTCTGCAAAGGGTTCGACGAAGAGAAGTTCTTCATCACCAATGGGATCATCTGGTTCAACGCTTTAGCCGACTACATCGAAGACAAGTTTGCGCTAGAACCGACTTACTTCGAGAATCTTGCTGGAAAGAAGTTCAGAGAACTTCCAAGTAGCCTACAGAGACGCATAAAAGAGGCTAACGTGTCTTACGAGATCGTCAGCGTTGCTGACAGGGAACACATGGACATGCTCTGCGACTTCATGGAACTCTTCTCACATCAGTAAGGAGAAAGCTATGTGGGTATCTGTCATATACAAAGAGCCAAAGAAGGATAAGAAGTACTTCACTATCTGCGGCATTCCTGGAGAAGGCAAAGTTAACGAGTACTTCCTGAAGCAGTGCTGCATGCGAGGCAACTTCGAGTTCATTTCTGCGAAGGCTGAATCGAATCCGAACCGTCGCATGACTCATGAAGAGAAAGTGTCAGGATTGATACGAAAGAGCTGCGATTTCTTCAACAGGCAGTGGTCTGCTGACCTAGACTTCGACGACTAATCTACAACAATGGCGCTGAACTGACAGCGCCATCTTTGTGTTACTTCACGTCGAGCAGAACTTTTCTGAACTCAGAGTCTCCAGCCATCGTCTGCTCTAGCGTCTCGATGGTCTTGTCGTCATAGTTCATGCGGATCAGCTTTCGAGTCTTCGGAGATATGCATAGGGTA